CTTGTTTGCACATGGTCGCAGTTCAAACCATTTCGGGTTACACTACATGTAGTGGTGCAACACCCACGCAGACACAACATCTAGTAAAGGGACAACATGCCTAACCCACCAAGGCCAGTTGAGGAAAAACGCAGACTCGGAAACCCTGGCAGACGACCGCTTCCGGTTGGTATTCCGCTAGTCGAAGGCGGTTACATCGAGCCAGCGCGTCCGCTCGAGTTTGCAGGGATGCAACTTTGGCAAGCAGCCATGACAACTGGCGAGCGTTGGATTGCGCGGAACTCAGACACTCAGTTACTGCTTCTGGTGTGCGAGCAGATGGATCGGCGCACAGACCTAATTGCCAAGATCGAAGAAACGCAAGAATGGCGACTGTATCGCGCACTTCACGACCTCGAGAAAATGATTAGTAGCAACCTGTCAATGCTTGGCTTTACGCCGACAGACCGCACAAGACTAGGACTTGCAGAAGTAAAGACTGCAAGCAAGCTGGAAGAACTAATGAACCGAAAGGCGAATCGTGTGGCCTCCACAATGGCTGACTCCAGTTCCTCAGAGTGATTTAGAGAATGGTGAAGGCGAAGTAGTCATTGACTTTGCCGAAGCGTTTGGCATCATCACAAAGGACTCAATTGCTGGCAGAGCTGGCGAGCCATTGCATCTGCGTGACTGGCAGAAGCAACTAATCCGCCATGTCTTCGCCGGTGATGGCAATTCGTATAGGGCAAAAATTAGCCTTATAGGTCAGCCCCGCAAAAACGGCAAGTCGGCTTTGGGATCGGTGTTCGGCGTCTACTCATTGATTCTCGGCGCTCGCGGTGCTGAGGTTTATTCAGTTGCTGCCGAAAAAGAACAGGCTCGCATTGTGTTCGCGGATGCAAAAAGAATGATTGAGGCATCACCAGAGCTAAGCGCAATAACAAAGCTTTACCGAGATGCTATCGAACTCCCAAAGGCAGGTTCGGTTTACCGCGTTCTATCTGCGGAAGCCTACTCAAAAGAAGGTCTAAATCCTTCTGCCACAATCTTCGATGAGCTACACGCACAGCCAAACCGAGAGCTATTCGATGTGCTATCCCTAGCCATGGGAGCTAGGCCGAGCGCAACCTTGATCGCCATCACGACCGCCGGCACACGCTCTGACCAAACTGGCAATGACTCGATTGCTTACAGCCTGTATCAATACGGAAAGAAAATCGTCAACAAAGAAATCGAGGATGATTCATTCTTTATGGCATGGTGGGAAGCGCCAGAAACTGCCGATCACCGTGAGCCTGAAACTTGGAGATTAGCTAACCCTGGCTATGGGGACATCTGTTCAGCCGAGGACTTTGAGTCAGCAGTAAGGCGAACGCCTGAAGCGGAGTTCCGCACTAAGCGCTGTAACCAATGGGTCAACTCAAAGAACGCATGGCTACCAACCGGTGTTTGGGAAAATCTAGAGCAAGAGTTCGAGCTACTGCCCACCGATGAGTATGTCCTAGGGTTCGATGGATCGTGGAAGAACGACTCAACCGCTTTGGTCGCAGTCATCATGCCACGCACCGAGGATGATGTCTTTCGCGCGTTTAGGGTTGCAAGCTGGGAAAAGGACTTTGCCCTAGATGATGACTCATGGATAGTTGACAAGAATGAGGTCAGCAAAACAGTCATTGACTTCTTCTTGGCTAACCCTAATTGCCGAGAGCTAGTCTGTGACCCTGCTTACTGGCAGGATGAAATGTTCCAATGGGCTGATGCAGGGATTCAGGTTGTTGAATACCCGAACACAATTTCTCGCACCGTTCCAGCCACTTCTAAGCTTTACGAAGCGATTATGAATGGCAAGCTAGTTCACAATGGAGATGCAGCTTTATCGCGTCACCTCGAGAACTGTATCCTCAAGGTAGACTCGCAAAGAGGCGCACGAATCACCAAGGACTACAGAAACCCGAAGCTCAAGATTGACTTAGCCATTGCACTTCTAATGGCGTATGACAGAGCAAGCGGTAGAATTGAAGAACAACTAGTGCCTCAGTTCTTTGTTTAGGCGGTATAACTTTGGGAATTTTTGACGGATTGTTCAACAAGCGAGCAATCAGCTACCAGTCCATCTGGGGTGCAGGTGACGACTTCAACACGCTCACCAGCCTGTCAGCGACTAACATCAACAGCGAAACCGCGTTCCAGGTCAACGCAATCTACTCGGCTGTGTCCCTAATCTCTGACACCATCTCATCGTTGCCGGTGGACTCATACATTCGCAGGGATGGCGCGAGATTCCCATTCAGACCACGACCAGTCTGGCTATCACGCCCAGACATTGACACGACAAAAGAAGCCTTCTGGGGAGCATGTATCGTTTCCCTACTGCTTGATGGAAATGCGTTCGTTCGTGTTTACAGCAACCAGCGCGGTCAGGTCGTAAACCTAACCGTCCTAAACCCGCTTAGCGTTGAGATTATTCGCAACGGAATCGGACGAGTCATGTTCCGCGTTGAGGGTGAGGATGAGCTTCTCTCGAGCGATCAGGTCGTGTTTATTCCAGACGTAGTTCGTCCAGGTCACATTCGTGGTGTATCTCGCGTGGACGCACTCAAGGAAAACTGGGGACTTGCACTTGCCCTTCAGAGCTACGCTGCCAAGTTCTTTGGCTCAGGCACTCAGACTTCTGGCGTAATCGAATACCCAGGCAACCTGACAGCCGAGCAAGCCAAGAACCTAGTGGATGGATTCGACAACCGACACAAGGGCTGGTATCGCGCACACAAGACCGGCGTTCTATCAGGCGGTGCAAAGTATGTTCCAACTTCGGTTGAGAACGACAAGGCGCAATTCATTGACTCACGCCGAATGGCTGTCGAGGACATCGCCCGCGCCTTCAATGTGCCACCACACCTTTTGGGGCTTCCAGGCACAATGAGTTACGCATCGGTCGAGCAAAACAACCTCGCTTGGGTCACACATTGCTTACGTCCAATTATCCAGAAGCTTGAAACTGCCTTTACTCCATTGCTATCGCGTGAGCCAGGCGGAGAAACTGCGTTTATCAAGTTCAACCTAGACGCACTTCTCAGGGCAGACATCGGCGCACGAATGAGCGCCTACAGCACAGGATTGCAGTCAGGCTTCTTGACGATCAACGATGTTCGCAGACTTGAAGACATGTCGCCTATCAACGACCCTGCCGCAGACAACGTGCGCGTTCCACTTGCAAATGTCAACATTGACGCAGCAGACCTAACCGCAATTGACAAGCGCGTCAACATGGCTCAGAAGCTAGTCAACTCTGGATTCGACCCTTCAGAGGTTCTAACCGCAATGGGACTCCCAGCAATCGGACACACCGGATTGCCAACGGTTCAGCTACAGGGAATCGCACAAGTGAACCCAGAAGACCCACAGAGCGCATACGAGGTCTAATGATTAGCTCAGGCACTCAAATGATTGGGACAACCCGATCACAGATTGACGGCAACTCAGTTCATTGGGTAACGCTGACGATCCGAAACAATGAGGACACCAAAACGCTATTCATTGGCAACTCAGATGTCACCATTGCAAACGGATTGCCTATTGACAAAACATCAACACAAAGTTTCACCATCCCACCAGGGGCAAGACTTTTTATGGTTTCGGATAGCGGAACACACTCAGTATCATGGCTAAGAATCGAGCATGTATAAATGCCTTACTTTATTTGGGACGAATCACCGAGCTGCTCGGGTTGGGCTGTAGTCAAGGCAAATGGCGAAGAAATGTCATGCCACAACAGCAAGCAAGAAGCCATTGACGCAATGGTTGGCGTGAGTGTTGCTGAAGGTATTGAACCTGGCGGAACTTATGAGCCAACACCCAACATTGGCGCAGTCGAACAAAATGAGATTAGGGACACCTGCGAGGATTGCGATGGCAATTGCGAGGTGTGCAAAAAGAATCTAAGACTTGAATCTGGGCCACCGGCTGTAATCGCAGACATAGATGGAACGCTGATAACTTTTCAAGGTCAGCGAATGGATAGAACTCAGGATTATCTAGATTCATTTGACGATACTGAAATCATCATCATTACAGCTCGACTTGCTTCCGATCGGGCTGAAACAGAAAATGAACTTGATTCATTGGACATTGACTACGACCTGCTGTTCATGAAGCCAACCGAAGAAACTGACTCAACCGAATGGAAGAAGTCAATCGCGGAGCGTTTGCTTGAAACCTACAACGTCATGGTTGCAGTTGACGACAATGAGGACATCCGTAATGCCTATGCTGATTTAGGAATTACTGCCATCGCGCCTTCACAAGTTCCAGCGTCAACTGACGATGAGGACATGGATGAGATGGATGAGCGCCAGATAAACCTAACCCCACCAGCCTACATGCGCGCAGCAGCCCGACAGGGACTGCGCTACTACGAGCAAGGATTGGCTGGCGATGGATTGGTTGAAAGAACTGTTCGCGAAGCTAGGGCAATGGCGGCAGGAAACGTCACCGCTGACAAGTGGGTTCGGATTGCCGCTTGGATTGCTCGCCACATGGGTGATTTGGATGCACCCGCCGCTCGACCTAATTCCCCTGATTATCCTAGTGCTGGTGTAGTCGCACACTTGCTATGGGGTTCAGGCCCAAGCAAGGCAGCAGCTAACCGCGCCTTGGAATACGCGCAGGGTGTAGTTAGTAGAATTGAAGCAGAAAACGAAGGCAGAGCGAAAGGCGAAGCATTGTCCAAGATTGAAACTCGCGTTTTTACAAACGAGTTTGAGGTTCGTGAAGAAGCCCAAGGCATGCGCCTTACCGGTTACGCTGCTAGGTTCAACGAGCCAAGCGAGCCACTTCCTTTCATCGAGAGGATTGCGCCTGGAGCTTTCAAGCGTTCGCTGAAGTCACGCAATGACATCAAGTTGCTTTGGAATCACGACAGCTCAATGGTTCTCGGATCAACTCGCGCAGGAACGCTGAAGCTTTACGAAGATGAGCGCGGTCTATACGTTGACGCTATTCTGCCCGACACCAGCTACGGACGGGATGCAAAGGTTAGCATCCAGCGTGGAGATGTCACCGGCTTCTCATTTGGATTCACAGTCCCAGCGGGCGGTGACTCATGGAACAGCGAAGGAACAGAGCGCACCCTAAAGAGCGTTCGACTACTTGAGGTTTCGACTGGCGTGGCGTTCCCTGCTTACCCAAGCACTAACGGCACAGCTCAGGTTCGCGGACTGGACAAAGTAGCCCAGCGCACAGGCATTGATGCAGATGCCCTAGCTGATGCACTTCTCAAGATTGAGGATGGACAGGAAATCACGGGCGAGGAAAAGGACATGCTGTCCCGAGTCATTTCTGATCTATCTCCAGTAGTTGAGCAAAAGACCCCTGACATGTCTATACTGAACCTAAAGAAGAAGAAGCTCGACCTACTAGCCAAGGGAATTATCTAATGCCAACTAAGGCAGACATCAAGGCAGCAATTCTCAAGGCAGCGGGCAACCCTACTGTTGGCGTTATTGCCGACCTAGCAGACTCGATGGCAGAGGAAATTCTTGCCATTGATAATCCACCTGTAAAGGTGCAGGAAAAAGAATCTCGCGTAACCAAGCCAGAGGAAACGCGCTAACGCGACTCTGCCAAGCAGCAAGATTCTTCCCGCCGGTTTCCCCCTTTCGCCGGCGGGTTTCTTGCATCTAGGGGGACTTTACAAAACTTTGCTATGCACACTTGCTATAAACTATTTCTATCGGTGTGAGTTAGCTCTACCGAACCAGTTGAGCGTAAGCGCCGCTGACCTAATAACTAATTACTAAGGAGAACAAATGTCTGAGTTCATTACTCGTCAGACTGAGGTTCGCAACAACCTAATCATGCAGGTTCGTGAGGTCATTGACTTCGCTGAGGCTGAGGGTCGCGGACTAGATTCAGAGGAGCTTCGTAAGATCGAGGCTATCGAAAGCGACATCGCAAAGGCTGATGAGGCCATTGCTGTTGCACAGCGTTCCGAGGAGCGCAAGGTTGAGGCTTCTGTTGCAGCGCGTGGATTCGTTCCTGCCGTTTCAGAGCGTTCAGCTTCCGAGATTCTGCGCGAGGTTGCACAGACCCGCTCAGCTCACACCTTCGAGAAGCGCACCCTAGTGCCTTCAGCTAACACCGTTCCAAAGTCCTTCTTCGATGAGGTATTCGACATTGCTCGCCTAACCTCCCCGATGCTTGAGGTTTCGGATGTCATCACCACCACTTCCGGTGAGGACTTGACCATCCCAACCCTGACTGCTTACTCAACCGCAAGCTTGACTTCAGCAGGTTCAGCGCTGAACACCAGCGAGCCTACCTACTCCAGCATCACCCTTGGTGCAAAGAAGTATGGCATGCTGATCCAGGCAGCGAACGAGCTAGTAACAGACGCTGGCTTCGACCTAGCTGCTCACTTGGCTCGCCAGGCTGGTAACGCAATCGGTGCAGCCGTTGGAAACGCCTTGACACTTGGCACCGGCACGACTCAGCCGACTGGTGTTGCAGTAGCCGCAGGTTCTGGCATCACCGGTGGAACTGGTGTTGCAGGTGCGTTCACCGCTGACAACCTGATTGACCTTGCTTACTCGGTTGACGGTGCAGTTCGCCGTCTACCAGGCGCTGCCTACATGGCAAACGGTCAGACCATTGGTGCAATGCGTAAGCTCAAGGACACCGCTGGAAACTACCTATACCAGGTTGGCGTTGGATACCCTGACACCTTCGCTGGCTTCCGCGTAGTGGAGAACCCATTCATCGCTGCAATTGCAACTGGCGCAAAGTCGGTTCTGTTCGGTGACTTGGCAAGCTACAAGGTTCGTGTTGCAGGTGGCCTACAGGTCAGCTCGTCACAGGACTACGCTTTCAACGAGGACTTGACCACTTGGAGATTCCTCATCCGCCTAGATGGTAACCTGACTCACTCAGCACACATCAAGACCTTCCAGGGTGCAGCTAGCTAATCCCTAGGAAATAGGCCGAAGCCCCGTCAGTTGTAGGTTGCTGGCGGGGTTTCGCTATAAACTGGAAACATGAAAACCTACAAAGCTGCAATCTCTATCGCATCCAATTCGCCTGGCACACCTACCGGCTACGGCGTTCAAGCACTACTACTTGCCGAACGCTTGAAGCGCGATGGCTACGATGTCGCCGCACTATCCAACTATGGGCTTGAGGGCAACATCTCAACGCTTGAAACCAAGCATGGAAAAATCAAGCATTACCCACGCGGTTACACGCTGTATTCGGGCGATGTTCTAAACCTTCATCACAATGACTTCTTAGCGGGTCGTGAAATTCCTAATGCTATCTTGACTCTGTATGACGCTTGGGTTTTCAACGATGTCCCAAACATTGACGAACTCAATTTCTGGAGCTGGACGCCAGTAGATCACATCACAGTCCCACCAAATGTTATGAAGTGGGCTAAGCGAGCGAATGTAAAAACAATTGCCATGTCACCATTCGGGCAAAAGCAGTTTGAAAGCTTGGGCATTGACTCGACCTACATCCCTCACGCAATTGACACCAGCGTGTATAAACCGCAACCAGCGCAGAAGCAAGCTATGGGCATCCCAGAAGATGCGTTTCTAATTGGCATGGTGGCAGCAAACAAAGCCAATGGAAGCATCCACCGGAAAGGTTTCTCAGAAGCCCTACTGGCTTTTGCCCTATTTCGCAAGGAAAATCCAAACAGCTACCTATACATTCACAGCGACCCTACAAAGGTATTTGGCGGCTTTGACCTAGCTAACCTAATGCGAGCAGTTGGGTTGCCAAAAGATTCAGTAATCTTTCCTGATCCAGTCAAGCATCGCTACGGATACACACCGCAGGAGATGGCTGTCTTTTATTCGACCTTCGATGTTCTATTGCATGCAAGCTATGGAGAAGGATTCGGCGTTCCCGCAATCGAGGCTCAAGCATGTGGCACTCGAGTTATTGGAAGCAACTGGGCCGCAACCCCTGATTTGCTAAGTGACGATAGCTGGACTGTCGAAGGGCAACCATTCTGGGATGAAGCTCAGACATCATTCTTTATGATTCCCCTAATCCCTAGCCTAATTAGCGCACTTAGGGAAGCCGATAAGAATCGTGGTCACTCTGATTTGTCGGTTGAGTTCGCCTCACAGTTTGATGCCGATAAAGTCTGGCGTGAATACTGGCAACCATTCATCAAGGCTAATCTGTGAACATCGCAGCCTTAGCACCATTTCAGTTCCACTATGGACAGTTCGGTGGAGCAGAGCGAATCCTTGAGCTACTTAGTCGTGTCCAAGCACCGGTCAATGTCTTTGCTGCCACTAGCGGGCAAAGTGAACTCGTCAGAATCAACAACCTGACAATCCACTACAAGCAAGTCCCTGACTGGATTAGAACCCAGCCCGAATACGATACGAATCTGGCTCTGGTCGCTAGGGACATGTTTGCTCAAGAACTTGAGGAGCAGAACCCTGATGTCGTTATCTTGGAACACCCCTGGCAGGTTGATGCACTAAGCGGTCAGAAGTTTGTCTATGACGCGCACAATGACGAAACCAAAATCAAGTTGCAACTGACTACTGAGGAAATCGCTAGACAGGCGAACGCACTAGAACTCAAAGCGCTAAAGGCTGATCATGTTACATACTGCTCGGATGCCGATGAGCTGGAAACCGATAGCCCTAAGACTTACATTCCCAATGGCACACACCTGCCAAACATTAGCCGCGTGAATGGATCAAAGCTGAAGAACATTCTGTTTGTTGGAAGCGCTCATCCGCCAAATGTTGCTGCCGCTCTAATGCTTTCCAACCTAGCGCCGGCGCTCGCAGATTATGAAATCATCATCGCAGGACAATGTTCTCAATACATCCAGACAACAGCAGAGAATGTGCGACTGCTAGGACATGTTGGCCCAGAGGTGCTTGACTACCTATTTGCGAACACGCATGCCTTTATCAACCTGATTACCGCAGGTTCTGGAACATCCCTCAAGGTTGCCAGAGCGCTTAGCTATGGATTGCCCGTCATCTCATCAAAGCTCGGAGCGCGAGGTTACGAGCAAAGTTGCATAATTGCCAATAACGCAGCAGAGGTCTTAGAAGCCCTTGAGAACTTACGCAATGGCTCTAACTACAAACTGCAATCAGAAACCGCTAGAACTGGCGCTGAGAGCTTCTCATGGGATGCTATCGGCAAGCGGTTTAGCGATGTTGTTTTAGGACTGCTGTGACCACTATAAGTTTGCCTCTAGCTATCTGGGGTAATGGCTATGGTCAGTTCCTAGAACGCTGGCTGGGTGGAGTTCGCGGACTTGAGCGTAAGCCTGACGAAATAGTGATCGTGACCGATGTAAAAAACAAAGACATCGTTCAAGACCTAGACATAGACATACCGGTGACAACGCACTATCTAGACTGTGCTGATTATCGGTTGTGGGATTACGCAATCCGCAATTGCAAGTCGGACTGGATTGCTATCTGCAATGTTGATGATGAGTTTCTGCCAGGAGCGCTCAATCAAATAGAAGAAGCCGATGATGCGGGATGCAATCTATTGCTTGATCACCTAATCGTCCGCACAAATCGTCAGGTTTGGTCTGGCACTTTTGACCCTAATGTAATCCCCTATCAGTTCACAATGCCAGGGGCTGAACCGATGAAGCGCCAACTCTACCTAGATGCCGGTGGATTTGATTATCACTTTCAATTCCCTGACTGGGCTATGGCTGTTCACATGGTTCACAAGTCTTTAGCAAAGCCCTTCACAGCTACAACTGAGCGCATACTTTTTGACCCTGGCGAAACGCATCTAACGATGAGCGGTATGCAACAGAATCCCAGCGTCAAGTCAGCGGGAACAGCTCAAGTGCATGAATTGTCCAGAAGCCTTGGACTGCTGTAGGACTACAATAGAACTATGGCAATCACTAATGGCTACTGTTCTTTAGCTGAACTAAAGGCTGCTCTACGCATCCCATCATCTGACACAATTGACGATGCCCTGCTAGAACTCGCAGTTGAATCAGCTTCGCGCGAGATTGACGCTGCAACCGAACGCCAGTTCTTCTCAACTTCTGCCACTCGTATCTACACACCGCGTGACAGCTACATCACCGAAACCGATGACATCATCACCCTGACGACCCTAAAGGTTTCAGGATCAGCAAATGGCATTTATGACGTTACTTGGAAAACATCTGACTATCAGCTCGAGCCACTAAACGGACTAGCCGGTGGAGTGCCAATGCCATTCTGCTTCATTCGTGCAGTCGGTGACTTCACCTTCCCAACAAGCGGAGGCGAGGCGACAGTTCAAATTGTAGGCACATTCGGTTTCTCGAGTGTTCCAATTGCCATCAAGCAAGCCACCATGATTCTGGCATCTCGCATTTTCAAGCGCCTAGACTCTCCACTCGGAGTTGCTGGCTTCGGTGACATCGGCGTTATGCGTGTCGGCAAGCTTGACCCAGATGTCGAGGCTCTGATCATGCCTTACAAGAAGGTTCGGTTCGCGTGAGCATCAGCGACATCCGGCAGGGTATTGCTAATAACCTAGCGACAATCTCAGGGCTTCGGGCAACAGCCGAAATCCCAGACAATCCTTCTCCACCAATCGCAGTAGTCCAGTTGCAGAATGTCAACTATGACGGTGCGTTTGCGAAGGGAATGACAACCTACAATTTCACAGTCAGCGTCATCGTAGGCAGACAGGCTGAGAGAGATGCACAGCGAAAGCTAAATGCCTACGCCTCACCAAGTGGAACGCAATCGGTCAAGTTAGCTATTGAAAGCGATAGGACACTCGGAGGCAAAGCCTTCGACCTACGCGTCACAGAGCTTACAAACATCGGTGCGGTATTATTGAACGAGGCAACTTACCTAGCCGCAGACTTTGCGGTTACCGTTTACGCACAATAAGGAGAAATCGTGGCAAAGTTTGTAGCTACTGATTACAGCATCACAATCAACGGGGCAAGCTTCAGCTCAAGCCTTGCCGCCGTCACTCTCGACATCACCATCGAGGAGCAGGACACAACCAGCTTCGGCAACACCGCTCGCACTCGCGTTGGCGGATTGCAGGACGCTTCTCTGTCGCTTGACTTCCACCAGGACTTCGCTGCCGGTGCGGTTGACGCAGTTCTTTACCCGCTACTAGGAAGCTACGCAACTGTAGTTATCAAGCCAACCAGCGGAACTGTAACTGCAACCAACCCGACTTACACCGCAGTTTGCCTAGTAACCCAATACCAGCCTTTCGCATCCACGGTGGGCGATCTAGCAAGTCTTTCTGTGTCGTGGCCTGTAAGTGGCCCAGTTGTTCGTGGAACTGCGGCATAAGGAAAACAAATGCAAATCAACCTACAAATCACCTACACAGACGAATCAGTAAGAGTCGTCAAAGCTGTCGCGGCTGACCTAGTTGCGTTCGAAAGTAAGTTCGACCTAAGCATTGCCCGCCTTGAGCAGAGCGTGAAACTAACTCACCTTCTGTTCTTGGCGTGGCATGTCGAGCATCGTCTAAAGCAGACTGCTCTGGACTTTGACGCTTGGATTGATACTGTCGAAGGCGTAGAAGCGGCTGAAGCAAAAAAATAACTGGGCTGGGTGATTCATCCGCTCATTGGTATCTGGCGAACCTTGCCTACGAATACAAGATAAGCCCAGCCGAGCTAGAAAAGCTTGAACCACGCATGCTCTGGACAATGGGGCGTGTCTTGGAGAGTCGTAATCAGCGACAGCGCAAGCGGTAAACTTGAAGCGTTAGGAGTCGCACGATGATAGAAACGCCAAGGCTTGACCCAGTTCAAGTAAAGCGCGTGATGCGTATCCTGAGAGAACTCGACCCGCAAATCGTAAAAGACATGCGAACCGAACTCAAATCAAAAATTCGACCTGTTGCCGATCAAGTCGCTTCAGCCGTTCCTATTGAGCCACCGCTTTCCGGTATGCGTAACAATGGGCCATTGGCCTGGAGTTCTGTCCGACCTACTATTGGATTCACGCCATCGAAAAAGCAGGGCAACTCAATTGTTGCTATTCGCATCAACCCTCAAAAGGGCAAGCGCGGACTCTATCTTGCAGAGTTGGCAGGTTCTCGCTCACAGGGCTTTACTGACGCAGGGCGCAATCTAGTTTCAGTTCTAAATGAGCGCCGACCAATGAAGGGTCGTGGCGGTCGCTTTGCATACGCACAGTTCCGCATGCTTAGACCAGATGTCATCAGCATCGCAGAAAGAATCTTGAACAAAACTTTCGAGGATGCCGAACGGAGATTAGCAAGTGGCGATTAACTTAAATGTCATTTCCAAGTTTGACGACAAGGGAATCAAGAAGGCTACTGCTGAAATCAGCGGAATGAGTTCAGGGCTAAAGAAGCTCGGTGGTCTGATTGCGGCAGCGTTCTCAATCCAGGCAATCACAAACTTTACAAAAGAGGCAATCCTCGCCGCCGAAGGTGTAGAACAAGCCAACTCACGCTTGGATCAAATCGCCAACCAGATGAACCTGTTCGGCAAAGAAACTGATGCCGTAACACAAAGGCTTATCAAGTTTGCTGAGGCGAACGAACTTACAGTCGCTGTGGACGCTGAGGTCATCAAGGCGACACAGGCAAAGCTACTTACATTCAAGGAACTCGCAAAGACTGCCGATGATGCCGGTGGGTCGTTTGACCGCGCTACAAAGGCCGCACTAGACCTAGCTGCCGCTGGCTTTGGTTCTGCCGAAACCAACGCTGTTCAATTGGGTAAGGCGTTGCAAGACCCAATCAAGGGAATCACAGCACTAGCTCGATCAGGTGTGACCTTTACCGCTGTCGAGCGAGAGAAAATCAAAGCCCTAACTGAATCGGGCAAGATTCTAGAAGCTCAGAACATGATTCTGGGAGCTATCGAAACTCAGGTTGGCGGAACTGCTGCCGCTACCGCAACTGCCAGCGAGAAGATGAAGCTCGCCTTCGACAATGTAAAAGAATCAGTTGGCGCTGCCCTACTGCCTGTCTTTGACGAACTGGTGGTAAAGCTTCTCCCACTCATTGAAAAGCTTGGGCCACAGCTAGTCACTATCTTTAGCGCTCTAGCGCCGGTCTTTGACAAGATTGCGGTTCTACTGCCAAAGCTAGTGGACTCATTCATTCCGCTGATTGATGTGTTTGCAGACATCATGGTTTTGGCTGCTGATCTAGCCATTGAGTTTATGCCAGCGCTTCTGGCAATCTTTGACGCAATCATTCCAGTCATCAAGGCAATCCTGCCTCCACTAGCAGAGTTCCTAAAAGACTTGATGCAACCACTAGCACCTGCCATCGAAGCGTTTATGGAAGCGCTACAGCCGGTCATTGACCTAGTGCTACCAGTTCTGCTTGACATGCTAAATCAGCTTTTGCCTGTATTCCTTATGCTTCTCAATGATGCAATTGTTCCGCTAATCCCAGTCTTTACCAGCTTGATTCTGGCGATGCTTCCACTACTTGAGGAACTGTTGCCACTTCTGACAATGCTTCTAAAGGATGTCGTTGTTCCAGCGCTAAAACTTGCAGCTAGCGTGGTTAGCCAGGTTCTAGTTGAGTCAGTCAAGTTCTTGGCTGGAACGCTAGACAATGTTCTGCCAGGCATCAGCAAGTTTGCCGAGGTCTTTAGAACTGTGTTCAAGGGCTTACTCGACTTTATGAAGCCGATTGTGAACAGCATCATCGGGCTTATTGAAGGCATGGTCAACGGAATCATCAGCGGTATCAACGCAATGACGAGAGCGTTGAACAAGATTTCATTCTCATTGCCAGACTGGATTCCGCTAATCGGTGGTCAGAAGTTCGCTCTGAACCTGCCAGAGATTTCTAAGATGAAGATTCCACGCCTAGCCGAAGGTGGCGTTGTCATGCCACAGCCAGGCGGAGTCCTAGCCAACATCGCTGAAGGTGGTCAGGCTGAGGCTGTAATACCACTTGACCGCTTTGGCGACATGGGTTCAAAGCAAACCTTCAACATCACAGTCAATGCTGGCATTGGAGCAGATGGAGCGGAAATCGGGCGAAAGATAGTGGATGAGATTCTGCGCTACGAGCGTTCTTCCGGTCGCGTGTTTGCGAGGGCATAGTGGACAACAAAGTAGAAATTGGCTTTGACCTATCGGGACTGCCAGACGCAGAGTTTGCTCGCCTTGACGATGCGTTCTATGGCATCCTAGACGCACCACAGACAATCCTTGGTGGAGCTATCTATCAGGATGTAACACCATTCGTAATCAACTACTCAATTGGCAGAGGTAAGTCCCGTCAGCTAGATCGCTATCAATCAGGAAAGCTCTCAGTTGACCTTGACAATAACACGCGTGTCTTTGACCCGCTGTATGGGGAATCGCCTTATCGCGGTCAGATTATTCCAAAGCGAGCGGTTCGCGTCACTTCAAATGACATTGTTCAATACGAAGGACTCATTGACGACTGGGACTTGAGTTATCAGCCACAGGGCAACTCGGTTGCTTCTATCGTGGCTTCAGATGCTTTTACGCAATTTGCTAACCAGACGCTAACGCAAACCACAAATACCGCTCAGTTCACCGGTGCGCGTATCGGGGCAATCCTTGGCAACGCTGGCGTTCAATGGCCAATCACGAAAGTGATAGCAGAAACAGGAAAGCAATTCCTGCAAGCTGACACAGTAGCCGAAGGAACTGGCGCACTCTCATACCTCCAGACTGTCGCTGATTCAGAGCCAGGCGCGCTATTTGTTGACAAGCAGGGAAACGTTGTTTTCAAGGATCGTCAAGCAGCAACGATAGGCACACCAGTAGCGTTCACCGATGATGGCACAGGCATCCCTTATCAGGGCTTGGCGGTGGTTTATGGGGCAGAACTTCTATTCAATGAGGTAATTGTCAACCGCGTCAATGGCGGGACTGCTACAGCCATAAATCTGACATCGCAGAACGAATACGGAATCCAGACCCTGACTCGTTCTAGCCTTCCGCTTGACAATGACGACAGCGCACAAGACCTAGCAGATTACCTAGCCGCTCAGTTTGCACAGCCCGAGTATCGCTTTGAGTCAATTCAAATTGAGCTTCGGGAGCTAACTCCAACACAACAGGATCAGGTTCTGGCTCTGGAGCTTGGTGACTTCGTGAGTGTAAAGTTCACACCAAACAATGTTCCGCCGGCAATTGAGCGAGCGGCAGAAGTCATTCGAATCGCACAAACAGTAACGCCAACTTCACACCGCGTCACGCTAGGACTAGCCTCGACTGAATACAACTTCTTTAGGCTGTCAGACTTGGTGTTTGGTAGGCTATCAACAGGAAACGCTTTGGCGTATTAGGAGAATCATGTCGGGTTGGAAACAATGGCAACTTGCCGAGGTCGTTGAGTTTGGCGAGTTCCAAAGCTACCTGCAAAACCAGGTCGTTCAGGTTTATGACAATGCAACTGCGCGAACAACTGCGCTAGGAACTGCGGTTGCTGAAGGCATGATGTCCTACCTAAAGGACACTAATCAGCTACAGGTTTACGGAACAGCTTGGGCAGATGTATCTAGTCCTGGCGACATAACCGCTGTAACCGCTGGCACAGGGTTGTCAGGTGGGGGTTCAGCGGGAGATGTGACACTAAACGTAAACTACGCCGCAGTCGGTTCGGCTGTTCTGGCATCTCCAAACATCACAGGAACGGCAACTATTGCTGCTGGTTCGGTTACTGGAAACCTAGTTGTCGGTGGCGACCTATCAGACCCAAACTGGACAGGCTCGAGAGTTCTAACTACTTCAGGCTCAACCGCAGTTACCTCAACAGTAACCTCGACAGAGCTTGGTCATCTATCAGGCGTAACTTCTGCAATCCAGACACAGCTAAACGCCAGAGTCTTGACAACTAATGGTGCGGTCACAACTGCGGCTGTCGGATCAGTTGTCGTCAGAAACATCGCAATCAGCACAGCAACGCCTTCCGGTGGTATGGATGGCGATGTCTGGTTGCAATACACACCATAAGGGGTATAAGTGCCAGCGAATGTTCGTGTAAGCGGAACTTTTAGAAACGTATCCAAGATTAGTTGTCGTGTCGGCGGGTCTTGGAAAGATGTCACAAATGGATACATTCGAGAGAGTGGGGCTTGGAAACAATTCTTTGCCTCAACAATTCCACTAACTGTAGATTACCTGGTAATCGCAGGTGGCGGTGGAGGTGGTAAACAGCACGGCGGCGGCGGCGGTGCTGGTGGTTACAGAACCTCGGCTGGCACATCTGGTGGTGGCGCTGGCGCTGCATCGAGCCTAAGCCTTGCAGTATCTACAAACTACACAGTCACAATAGGCGCTGGAGGAATCGGAACTCCTGGCGGCCCTAATGGCGTTGGCGCTGCTGGAGGTCTTGGGGGCAATTCTGTTTTCGCTACCATTACTTCAACTGGTGGCGGTGGTGGTGCGACTTGGGTATCAAGCTCACCTACTTCTGGTGGTTCTGGAGGCGGTGGTAATGGTGCGGCGGTTGGCCCTCCATCAAGCGTAGGAGCTTCTGGAACTGCTAATCAAGGTTTCGCTGGCGGTAATGGTGGGGGCGATTTCAATGGAGGCGGTGGTGGCGGTGCTGGAGCAGTTGGTGGAACTGGCACAAGTAGCACAATTGGAAACTCTGGCGGTGCTGGTGTTGCTTCTACTATTACCGGCACTTCTGTAACCCGAGCCGGTGGCGGCGGCGGTGGCATCTATCAAGGCACAACCGTAGGTGCTGGAGGTTCTGGAGGTGGTGGAAATGGTGGAAATGCTGACGCGGCTGGTGTGCAAACACAAGCCCCAACAAGCGGAACAGCTAACACAGGCGGAGGCGGTGGTGGGCATGGAGCTTTTGCAACCCCAGGCGCTAATGGAGGTTCGGGTGTAGTAATTCTTCGATACCCAAACAGTTATGTAATCACCAATGGATCGGGGCTAACCTTCTCAACTACCACAAGTGGTAGCAATAACATCACGACTTTTACTGCTGGAACTGGAAACATCCAGTTTGCGACTGCCATAACAGTTGATTTCTTGGTTATTGCTGGTGGCGGCGGTGGTGCTAATAATGCACCAGCGGGTGGTGGTGCTGGTGGGTATAGAACTAGCGCTGGAACTAGCGGTGGTGGCGCAAGTGCAGAAAGTGCAGTTGGACTGGCAATGTCTACTAACTACACCGTTACTGTCGGTGCTGGCGGTGCATGCGGGCCAGCAGGAAATGGTTTTCAACTTGATCGCGGTAGCAATGGGTCAAATTCAGTTTTTGCAACTATAACCTCTCTGGGAGGTGGTGGTGCAGCGCCAGGTGGAAACCTAATTCCAAATACTAAGCATGTTGGTCTTGCTGGTGGTTCAGGCGGTGGCTCAAGTGCATGGCCACCAGATGGAACTACATTTGTAGCAGGTGGAGCAGGAACAAGCAATCAAGGATTCAAGGGTGGTGACGCCACAAGCAGCGGAAGCACATTGGTTCAAGCGGGTGGGGGAGGTGCTGGCGGTGCGGCTGCTAACGTATCGGGATCAGGAGGAGTTCATGTTTCTGGTAGTGGTGGTGCTGGAGTAAGTTCTAGCATTGATGGCAGTTCAGTCACTAGAGCTTCCGGAGGCAGCGCTTGGACTGCTGCGCCTGTAACTGGGGGTGGCGGTGGTAGTGGTCAGCCAAATGGTGTTGCAAATACTGGCGGTGGCGGTGGCGATACTGGCAATGGCGGTTCGGGTGTAGTGATTCTTAGATACCCATCAAGCTTGACAATAACAGTTGGCGCAGGACTGACAGCAAGCACTTCGACTGTAGGCGCAAATAGAGTAACAACATTTACAGCCGGCACAGGAAACATTAGCTTTAGCTAGAATTGACTAGACGTTAGGAAACCATGAGCGGATACAGAACTTGGACACCATTAGAAGTAATCACGGCTTCTAATGTCCAAAGCTACCTACAAGATCAGACTGTTATGGTCTTTCCTTCAAGCGCAGTTAGGTCAACTGCCATTGTTGTTCCTACTGAAGGCATGTTGTCGTGGCTTGAGGATGCTAATAAGTATCAGTATTATTCTGGGTCAGCCTGGGAAGATTTGATTATTCCGATTGTTGGAGGCACAGCAGGTCAGGCTTATGTTTCTGGCGGGACTGCTTCAGCTACATTTGGGGATGTCAAAGCCGAGTTCATTCAAACAACCCTTCAGGCAAAGTCGGCAAACTACACAGTTGCAGTTGGCGACACGAACACCGTTCTAAATGTCACTTCGGCAAGCACGGTAACAGTCCCCGATGTCTTGACCACTATCGGTGATCGCGTTGACATCATGAGAAACACCGCAGGAACTGTATTCATTACCGCAGGAACTGGCGTGACTTCTTGGGCAGGTGCTGGAACAGCCGGTGTAGGCGTGACCTTTTACATTGATACTCCATACGCAGCCGCAAGCGTTATCAAGACAGCTTCTCAGGAATACCGCATCGTGGGTCGAATTTCCGCATGATTCCCATCTACATAATGACAGGTAGCGAGCCATACAAGCTTGACTATCTAGTTGTAGCTGGTGGTGGTGGAGGCGGCTACAGCACGACAGGAGGTAACTCGGCTGTAGATGGCGGAGGCGGAGGGGGCGGAGGCTATCTCGCTGGAGTCCCTGGAGAGGGTTCTGGCGGTGGTAGTTCAGCGCTAGAGCAGATAGTTTTCTATGGTGGCACAACCGTAACAGTTACTGTTGGCGCTGGTGGTGCTGTAAACACAAATGGTTCAAATTCAGTTTTCGGCTCACTAACTGCTATTGGCGGGGGACGCGGAGGCAGATCAAATACAATCAATAACAATGGCGGCGATGGCGGTTGCGGTGGTGGCGGTGGAGCTAATACTCTCAATGGACTAGGAACTGCCAATCAGGGTTTCGATGGAGAAGATGGGGCTGGCAATGGCGGAAACTATCCAGCTACGTTTAGAGCTGCTGGTGGCGGTGGTTCTAGCGCGATTGGTAGCGTTTCAACCGGTGGAAGTGGTCAAGCTTCCATCATTACCGGAACTTCGGTAGCGCGAGCTGGTGGTGGTGGTGGTGCTGTTGGATCAACCGCTGCCGCAGGTGCTGGTGGTGCTGGAGGAGGCGGACGAGGCGCAAGAAGTGACTGGACAGAGCCTTCACTAGGTAGAAATGCGGATGCAGGAACTGCCAATACTGGCGGCGGCGGTGGTGGCGGATGTTATTACAATGTGTCAGGCGTTGGTTTCTACAACTTTACTGGAGGCAATGGTGGCTCTGGCGTTGTTATTCTTAGATACCCCTCCCGCGCGAGAATCATTGACCGCATCGGCGCAGGTTTGACTTATACCTACAGCGATGACGGCGTGTGGAAGCGATACATTTTCACAGCCGGCACAGGTAACATTACTTTCTAAGGAGAAAAGATGGCACACTACGCATTTCTAGACGAAAACAACATCGTCACAGAGGTAATCGTTGGCATCAACGAGAACGAACTAATTGAAGGCAAGTCGCCTGAAGTTTGGTATGCCGAGTTTAGGGGTCAGCGTTGCGTTCGCACCTCATACAACGGCAACATTCGAAAGAACTACGCTGGCATCGGCTACAGCTACAGCGATGAGCTAGATGCTTTCATTCCGCCACAGCCATTCGCATCCTGGCTACTTGACGAAGAAACCGCGCAATGGGTCGCACCAATTCCTTACCCTACCGACAATCTCATTTACTCATGGGACGAAGAAGCCGGCGACTGGGTGGCTACTGACTTCCAAAGTCAAGGTGAACTCGAATAGTAAACTAGAGTAATGGCAGAAGAAACAAACTCAGTTCGCATTACTAACGCTCAGGTTTACGCCGAGCTACTCGAAGTCAAGGCTATTCAGATCGAGGCTGTAACCGAACTTCGAGGCATGAAGAATCTGCCAGACAAGGTTGCGGCTATTGAGCAGGAACTTGCCAGACTCAAAGTAATCGCAGGACTCGCTTATGCGGTCTTCGGTGCGGTTTTGACTGGCGTTGTTGCTGCGGTATTGAGGATTGTATGAAACTGCCATTTCACCACTCAAAGATAACTGGGCGCTTCGGCACACTTTCTGAGTTCAGACGCGCTCGAGGCATGCAACCACACAGCGGTCTTGACTTCGCTATGCCAGAAGGAACGCCAATCCCTGCTCTCGCAAATGGCACAATTGTTCTGCAACAGTTCAGCCAGGTTCTTGGAAACGTCAGCGTTCTACGAATCATGGACAAGGATGGCAAGCTCGCTTATGTCGGCTATTGCCACCTAAAAGCTGAAGGGCTAGAGGTCGGTCAGCGCGTCAAAGAAGGCGACACGATCGGGTTCATCGGCAACACCGGAAGCGCATCATCAGGGCCACATCTGCACATGACCATTAGTCGCGAGGTCAAGGGCGTGTTTGGGCCTACATCGGTCAAGCAAGACCCAATCGAATTTATCAAGGCAAACAAGAAGGCAAAATGAAGCAGACAATCAAGCAGATACTAATTCGCTCAATCGGTCTGACGATGGCTACCTTCTTTGGTGGCACAGCGGTTGGTGCAGTCGCCGGTGACTGGCTATTCGGTGCGCTAGTGGGAGTTTTATCAGCCTTCGCTGTAGTTGCCACCATGATCGGTGTGAGCGTGGCATGGTCTGGCGAGCTTACTGAGCAGTCTGTAACCAACGCTTTCCGCGCTGCTGTATCAAAGGCGGCTGAGGACAATGAGAATCTACAGGATGCACTCAAGGTCGAGAAGGATGGCGAGTTCGACTTTGACGATGTTGTGTTCGATGGTGACGATGACCTATACGAAGCAAACGCCAAGGATGAAGTCAACTAGCGCTTTCGGCGCAACCTGGCTCGCTCATTAGAAGTTAGTCCACCCCAAATTCCATAGACCTCACCGGCGCTCATTGCGTAAGTCAGGCACTCGGACTTTACAGGGCAACTTTCACACAGTTTCTTAGCCATTCTTATCTCTGCACTAGCCTGTAAACCCTTCGGCGGGTAATACATTTCAGGATCGGTGGTCGCGCAAGGCGGTTCACCATGCTCTCGGATGGCTTCTGCTAAGGCTAAGTATTCGCGTGTGATTTCCATAACCGAACGATAATGCTCAGTTATTGAAACTGTCAAATCAGCGTTCGTGACCTTGAGTTGCACCCCAGATGCCAAAGCGCTGATTGGTTTCAATGGCGTAGGTAAAACACTCGTCCTTTATTGGGCATGCGTTGCACAATGCCTTAGCCAGCTTTATCGCAACAGCTCGCTTCTCAGGGTCGTCAATGTCCTCGGGGAAAAAGAGGTCTGGATACTTTTCACATTCGACACCATCGGCTTCGCGAATACTTCGCAACAACGCAAAGTATTTCGTGTCCGATAAATGTCGGTTAGTCATAGTAGCCTAAGCCTATTAGTGAAAGGGAATAAATGGAGCTATACGCACCAGAGAAATTCAACGAGGCAAAACTGCTCGGAGTGTTCGAATCAGGCTCGTCAGAGTGGCACGAAGTTCGGGCAGACGGCATTGGCGGTTCTGAGGTCGGGACGATCATGGGGCTAAACCAATGGGAATCGGCTTACTACCTATGGGCAAGCAAGACTGGGCAAATACCACCAAAGGTCATTGACAGCTTTCCAGCCTGGCTAGGCACAAACCTAGAGCCGTTCATTCTTGGCCCTATGCTGAACCATTTGCACCCTGACTGGGAAATTTTCACCACCGGCACTTACCAGCACCCAAAGCTTCCATTTCTACACGCAAACCCCGATGCGCTGGCAAAGGTAGATGGAGAATGGGTAATTGTTGAGGCGAAGACTAGCCGCAACTACTGGAGCGAAGTTCCGCCAAGCTATGTAGCTCAGGTGCAGCACTACATGAACATTCTTGGCGTGAAGCGAGCAGTCATTGTCGGGCTAGTTGCCATGGATCCGGTTGAGTATTGGATTGAGGCTGACTTATTCGAGCAACAGGTAATCGAGCAGACCGCAACCGAGTTCTGGAACTGCGTTACAACTGGCACAGCGCCTGACTGGGATGGAAGCGAGTCAACCTACGAAGCGGTGCGTGAGATGCACCCAGACATTGACGGAACAGAGGTGGAAATTGACGGGATTCATTCTTTGGTTGTTGCTCAACTTGCGTTCGACCAGGCGGAAACCGAGCTACGCAAGCAAAAAAGCGAAGTCCTAGCGATGATGGGTAAGGCACAGCATGCCATTACCGAACACGAAGGCAAAACCTATAGAGTTGCCTCAAGGCAAGCAAGAGGAGCGGGGAAACCGTTTCTCATCGTTCACAAAGGAAAGAAATGATGCAAATCTTTTTAGGGGACTCAGTAACAGCGACACGCGAAATCGGAGGCGATGTCACAGTCGTGTCAGGTCGAGTTCAGGGCTTAGTTCAAAAGGACAACGGCGACCTGAAGTATTTCTACATTCGCGGAATTGACACCGCGCTGTATTTGAGCGATGGCTGGCAGTTTGACGAGCCATTCACAATCGAGGAGGACGAAGAAGAATGAGATTCAATCTAGATGACTATGAAACAGTCGAATCACGCATCAAGCGCTTTTATGAGCTTCACGATGATGGTCGCATTGTTACCGAGTGGGAGAACAACAACCGCTTTGAAGTGGAAGCCGACAAGCCACAGCCAAAGACTTGGGTTGTCAAGGCATTGGTTTACCTAACCGCTGGCGATCAGGCTAATCACTTGCCAAAGGCTACCGGTTACGCATTTGAGGTTGATGGCACAGGCGGTGCGAATAACACATCTGCGTTGGAGAACGCTGAAACATCGGCAATCGGTCGAGCGCTAGCCAACATGAACCTATCGGGTAACAAGCGCGCCTCACGCGAGGAGATGCAAAAGGTTGCCAAGGCTGAAGTGGATTGGATGGCGGAAGCTGATAAGGTTCTAAATGTCAACCAGGCGCGTGAACTTTACGCGAAGGCAAAGGCAGCGAAAGCACCGGCAGAGGTGCTAGACAGGTTGAAGGACATTGGTAAGGCACTCAGTTCTGGAAGCGAAAATTCGTGAACTCGAAGAAGCGTTTCAAGAGTCCGCTCGTAGTGGCGATGTCCCCTGCGCTCAGATGTATAACGCCGAACTCATTCCGCTACTGATAAAGCTCGCTGATGTTATTAGAGATTCAAAAACAAATAGCTGAACTGATAGCCGAGAACGCTAAGGGGGCAACAGCCCTATTCGAAACAGAATCGGCTCTGGCACAAGCGGAATACGATTTAGACACAACTGAGCAAAAGGCGTTTCTAGCCGCTGAAGGAACTGTGGCTGACCGAACTGCCATCGCTCGCCTAAAGTCGGCTGAGAATCGCTTACAGCGTGATTTACGCAAGGCAGAGCATAACCGCGTGAAAGTCAAAATCAAGCAAATTGAAACAGCGCTGATTGCACTTTCGACACAAGCCAAGCTAATCGGCGTAGAAACTAGAATGTAGCGGTGAAGAACTCAGACCTGCAAAAACTACGCGCTCGCGATGGTTGGTGCTGGCATTGCGCCACCGAGTCAGACCTTGTGCCTCATCACCGCGCAAATCGCGGAATGGGCGGATCAAAGGTTCTGGATAGCTTGCAGAACGTAATTTTGGTTTGCAGTCAATACAACGGTGCTATGGAAGCCGATGCCAATGTCGCAGCGCAAGCGCGTGACCTAGGACACAAACTCTCAAAATTTATGTCGCCAAGTGCGCCGGTATTTGACGCATTTAGTCGCAAGTGGTATGTTCTCGATGAGAAGGGTGGCAAGTTCGAAACCGAACCGCCAAACTATCTGATTTAGTAAATGTCGAAAGGGGACATTATGGATGTAAACGAACTCGCTAAATACATGCGAGATAGGGCATTGCTCATAGAAGGCGATGAATCCCTTGACGAGCGGTCACTACGCAACTTTGCCGAAGTGCAAACAGCTAAGCAAGCAAAGCTACAACGCGTGGATGAAATGAAGAAGCTCTACTTCAACGCCGGTCGCTGGGTTGGCGGAGCTAGGGACTACACCGCTCGGGAAGCGTTTATGCGCATGAAAGCGAGTGAGAAGTGAACCTCAAAGCGCAAGTTCTTGTCGGGGATAACAGAGAAACCCTAAAGACGTTGCCTGACAAGAGCGTTCAAACAGTCGTGACTTCACCGCCCTACTGGGGACTAAGAGATTATGGGAACGATGACCAGATTGGTCTTGAGCAAACGCCTGACGAATTTATTGAACAGCTATGCCTAGTCTTTGACGAGGTGTGGCGAGTTCTTAAAGATGACGGAACTATCTGGGTGAATCTAGGTGACAGCTACTCAGCGATGAGAGATAGCAAAGCATCACCTGACACGCTAAGAGCAGGCGAGGGGACTCGCGTTGCATCGGCGGCCAATCGCAACCCTGAGAATCTACGCAAGGCAGGACTCAAGCATAAAGACCTTGTTGGGATTCCTTGGCGCTTTGCGTTCGCTATGCAAGCAAGGGGCTGGTATTTGCGTTCTGACATAATTTGGCACAAACCAAACCCAATGCCTGAGAGCGTTCAAGACAGGCCAACAAAGTCACACGAATACATTTTTCTGATGACTAAGAACCCTCGCTACTACTATGACCACAAGGCAATCCTTGAGCCAGTTTCAGAAGTCAGCCTAAAGCGTTCAGAGTATGGTTGGGACTCAGACAGGCCATCTACCAAGAACAACAGCATGGGTGGTGGCGGTATCCATGTCGAGCAGATGGGAACTCGCTTCGTAAATCCAGAAGGCCGTAATAAAAGGACTGTTTGGACTATTACAACCAAAGGTTACGCAGAGGCTCACTTTGCAACCTATCCGCCAGACCTAATTCTTCCATGTATCCTTGCTGGAAGTAAAGATGGCGACATTGTTCTAGATCCGTTTAGCGGTTCAGGAACGACAGGCGAGGTTGCTTTACAAAACAATCGCAATTACATCGGGCTTGAGCTAAATCCAGAGTATGCAACCATTTCAGAGAAGCGGTTGACTCAAGCGGTAGGCATGTTCGGCGATGTCATCATCAGGTAGAATAGAAGCGGGCCAAGAGCTATCAACCCTTGACCCGCGAACCGATAATCCGAGTATCGGCAGAGGTAATTCTACTGCCGAAGATAGGCAGTAAGCAAATGCCACTTATTAGAGGGCATCACTCATTTGATGACCAGTTCGTGCAAATCCCAAACGCCTGGATGCGTGATAGCAGACTAAGCCTAAAAGCGCGCGGTCTAATGGCGCAGATTATGACTCACCGCGAGGATTGGTCATTGTCAATCAATCGGCTCGCACTTGACAATGGTGAAGGAAAACACGCAATACGCCAAGCCATTTCTGAGCTTGAAAAGTATGGCTATCTTGTGCGTGATCAGGTAAACGATAAGCGCTTTGCCGAGGCCATTTGGACTACGCACGACCCCTTCGATTTGCCGTTATCGGAAAAGCCGTTGTCGGAAATTCCGTTGTCGGATAATCAAACCACTAAGAATAACACTCTATTAGAAGAACAACTAATAGAAGAACACTCTAAGAACACTAAGGCTAAAGAGCTTTTTGAGGAATTTTGGGCTGAATACCCTCGCAAGGTAGATCGTGCCAAAGCACTAAGAGCGTTCAAGTCGGCACTCACCCGAGCAACGTTTGAGCAAGTCCTGGCTGGCGCTATCGCCTACAAGAACGACACATCTCGCAAGGCAGAGTTCACGAAGTATCCAGCCACCTGGCTAAATGCCGATAGCTGGGAAAATGAAATCGCACCTTCACCGGACTCCGAAGCCGCCGAACGCGCAAGAATCCGCCGAGAGAAGGAACGTGCTGCCACAGAGCAATTTCTAGCCGAACAGAGGCAAGCCATGGCAAGTTCAACGCTCAAATTGTGCAAGCATGATCTAACGATTGCTAGATGCCTACCCTGCGCAAAGGAAATAAATGGCTAGTCAACAATGCACACGCTGTGGCTGGATTTGGGATGTTCACAGCACACGCAACAATCACGAAATCTGCGAATCGTGTCGCGCTCGGAAAGTGCAAAAGGTCGGATCGTGTTTAGCGTGGCATGGAAGATTTGCCGCTGACATGGTTACGCCGATTGACGAGGATGGTAACGAAGTAATGCCGGGTGTAAGGATTTGCGGTAATACGGATTGCGTAACGGTAAGCCATGTCAAATGAGTTATTGCGTTGTGGCTATTGTGAGCAAATGCTTCCGTTAGAAAATTTTTGGAAATCAAAGAGTAAGTCAAGGGGTTATCAGACCTACTGCAAAGCATGTTCTAAATTACAAAAACGAAGCACTTACTCGATTCACAAGATAAAACGCAACGCCTACAAAAGAGAGTGGCGAAAGACAGATGAAAACGGTCGAGAATACAATCGCAAGTATCGAAGGGAAAAGCCACACGTCTACGCCGCCAAAGAGCAACGGCGAAGAACTCGGCTAAAAAACAACGGAGTCTATTTAGTCACAGAAAAAGAAATGCAAAAAATGTATGCCTCTAAATGCTTCTATTGCAAGGTAGCAGATGCGACAACCGTTGATCATGTTGTTCCGATAGCTAAGGGAGGCACACACTCAATAGGCAATTTATTACCAGCGTGTAGACCATGTAACGAATCAAAAAAGGCTAAACTACTAATCGAATGGAAAATAGAAAGGGCTAGAAATGGCAACCATTACAATTGAGAACGCGCGCGTTGAGCGCATCATTGTCGGATACGGCTTCAAGGCATCCGAGTCAACGCTTGTGAAGGGTGAGGAAAGAAAAACTTGGTTTACGGTGTGGAGTAAGGAATCCGTCACCGAAGGTCAGATTGTCACCATCGAGGGCGACCTAAGTGTGAAGCTAGAGGAGTTCACCGGTCGCGATGGCTCACCTAAGCAGACCGCAGCAATCCACGTCAACAACGCGCTTCTCATGACTCAGGACACAGAAGCACCATTTTAGAGTTCGAGGTATTTGGCGAACCTGCTCCGCAAGGGTCTAAGACGATCTACAGGGGCAGGTTAGTCGAGTCCTCAGCCAAGAAGCTAAACCCTTGGCGCAAAGCCATCGCCGCCGAAGTAGAAAACAAACTGCCGGCAGACCACTTGCCACTTCTAGGGCCAGTCAGGGTAGAAATTGACTTCTACCTAACCAGACCACCAAGCATCAAGCAAACCAAGCGAGCATTTCCAATCGTGCCACCCGACACCGACAAATTGTGTAGGGCGGGGTTAGACGGACTCAATCAAGGGCCTGATGGCAAAGCCAACAACGGCAGGTTATGGGGAGATGATTCGCAAGTTGTCGAGTTACTCGCCAGGAAGTTCTACGCTGACGATCGCGCGCCAGGAGCAGACATCCGCATTTTTCCGTTATAGAACTGTTACATAAACACGCTAAAAATGTGCTTGCAGTCTTATTTCGAAACGACTAATCTTTAGATAGTCAAACGAAAGGGAAATCAAATGACTACTACAACACGCCAGGCAATTTTCATTACCGTTCTCATGGTCGGCGGAATCGCCTTCTTTGTCGGTGACTTGCATCGCATCATTCTTCAAGCAGTATGGCCTTACATCGAGACCTTCTGGGACTACCAATCAAGATAGGGGAAACAAATGCCACACACACGCACCACCGATCCACAGACATCACACGAAGCCGCGAAGTCGGTTTCACGCCTTGCAGACAGCTACAGAATTATTCTCGATCTGTTTGCAAGCTTTGGCCCAATGAATGACGAACAGCTCATCAAGCTTTGGAAGTCACACAGCAACAAGCCAGCCAGCGATTCCGGTATCCGTTCACGCCGAAGCGAACTAGCAGCGCATGGCAAAGTCATTGACACCGGCGAGCGCGTCAAAATGTCGTCAGGTCGTGCCAGCATTGTCTGGGGTATCGCGTGAGCGCCGCAACCCAGGCACTTCGCCACTCACTAGAACATACTCTCGACATGATGGAGATGGCTAACTTCAATGAAGGCTTTGAGGCTGCTATTGAGTCGGTCGAGGAACTATCCAACAAGCTACACAACGAAGGCGATACAACCGGCGCAGAAATTCTGCGTTGGACTGCGAAAGAACTAAGGGGAGAGAATTGCTAAAGACACTTGACAAAATTTGGTTCTGGTTCAAAGACCGTTCCATCGGATACAACTCGGGCTATGTTGATGGCTTCAGAGCAGCACAGGAAGTCACACACGCGCAGACACTAGCCAGGCTCAAGGAAAAGAACCCAGAGCTTAGCAACAAGCCATTCCAGCTCGGTTACGACCACGCTGTTGAGGTAGTGAAAGGCAACGTCCAATGATGAAGATAACCGTCTGGGAACTACCTAACTGCTCTCAATGCATGATGACCAAGCGTGAGTTTGACAAGCGTGGCATCATC